AGTATCTACAATGATTGGCTAAATGCAAAAGCCGATGAAAAACACGCTATAGAAAAAAGACGATTGATAGAAGATGAACTGTCAAAAGAATTAGTCTCTGATAAATTTAAAGGCACTTTATCAATCAGTCACAGCGGTTACTCCATAAAGATTGTTGAGCGGTTAACTAATAAGGTTGATGGCGATAGGCTGCAAGAATTAGCAACCGAAGCTGGCTTAACGAATCACCTTGGCCAGCTATTTCGCTGGACGCCCACCATTAACATGGCAGCGTGGAAAGCTGCCGATTCAAGCATTACTGAAGCATTATTGGCAGCGGTCACCACAAAAGCTGGTCGCCCATCATTTAACATAGAAAAGGAAGCATAATCATGGCTAATCTAGGTCAATCATTTAACGCAAACGACATTCCCCAAAGCGAGAACAACTTTGAGCCAATTCCAGCGGGTTGGTACGAAGTTTCGATTAACACCGCAGAACTCAAGGAAACGAAAGCTGGCACTGGCGAGTACATTGCTCTGCGCTACGATGTGCTTGGACCAGCTCATCAAGGCCGAGTTATATTCGGTAACCTGAATATCAGGAACCCGAACTCCAAGGCTCAAGACATCGGCATCCAGCAGTTGGGTGAGTTGATGCGAGCTATCGGCCTACCATCCGTAGAAGATACCGATCAGCTGGTGGGCGGTCATCTTGAGGTGAAGGTGAAGATACGTGAGGCTAGCGGTGGCTACGATGCATCAAATGATGTGTCTGGATTTAAAGCAGTCAAAGGTGGCGCTGTGCCAATGGCCACTAAGAAGGCTGCGAAGTCTGATGATGCACCTGTTGCTGCTGGCACACCACCTTGGGCTAAAAAGTAAATGTCCAGTAATAAAGCGTAGTTTTTTTATGCGTTTTGTTATTTATTTGAAAAAAAAGACGGGCTCAAGGGCCCGTCAACTCATCGATCAAAAAGGAGAAATTCGAGTATGGCACTAATTAACTTACCAAGCCAGCCCATTGCTAATTTAATTGACGCTGCTCATCAAGAGAGACAGGAGCCACCAAGACCGCACTTAGGCTGCTCCACACTTGGCCATCACTGTGATCGTTGGCTCTGGCTTTCTTTTCGCTGGGCTGTCGTGGAGAAGTTTGATGGCCGCATCCTGAGATTGTTTAGGCGTGGTCATTTAGAAGAGCCCCAGATTATTTCAGATTTAAGATCAATCGGTATAGATATTGATGGCAGTCAGGACCACGTAGATTTTGGCTCACACGTTTCCGGCAGTGTTGATGGCGTTATTCATCACGGAGTGCCCACTGCAGAAAATACTCCTCATGTAGCTGAATTTAAGACGCACAGCAAAAAAAGCTTTAACGATTTATCAAAAGGCGTTCAATTATCCAAACCAATGCACTACATACAGATGCAGGTGTACATGCTTGGCCTAAAGTTAAAGCGAGCACTGTATGTTGCCGTCTGCAAAGACGATGATCGTTTGCACACCGAGCGCATTCATTTTGACATCGATGTGGCTAAGAAGGCTGTGGCTAGAGGCAAGCGCATTGCTTTGTCTGACAGACTGCCAGAGCCCTGCACAGGCGCTAGCAAGGCTTGGTATCTTTGCAAGTTTTGTGCAGCTTACTCATTCTGTCACGAAAGCGAGCCCACCAAGCAAGGCAACTGCCGAACCTGCGCCCACGCAACCGCCAAAGCAGATTCAACATGGCGTTGTGAACGTCACAACTCAGACAACATTCCATTGGCATACCAGCGCACTGGCTGCGATAGCCACACCATTCACCCAGACCTAGTGCCGTATAAGCGCAAAGAAGCGCAGAGCGAGTGGGAGGCGATCTATGTCATTAATGGCAAAGACGTTTTAAACGGCGAAGCTGGATACAGCGGTCAAGAAATTATAGCCAACCCTGCACTTTGTGCGAGCGGTGATGCTGACGAATTAAGGGCGGCGTTCAACGGGAGAATAGTTGAGTGAATAATTTTCCACAGTTCCCTTTGATTAGGCCAACTGAAAAAGATGCAATGATTGATTACGCATCTCTTCAAATGCTTGATGCCAAAACTTTATTAAAAGAAAAAGAATGGACCAGCAGATCTGTAATTGATGCAGACCTTTGCCTTCCTTACGTTATTTCAAAAAGCAATGTAGGGAATAAAAGTAGTAACTTTTATCATTGGCAATCAAGAGTAGCCTGCGACAGCTTAACTGCTCCTTCTCCTATCAGAGCTTGGTATGATCAAAAACTAAGAAAAAATATTGAAAATTCTATTTATTACAAAGATAGCCACAAAAGCGCTTTGACAATGCGGGGATACGTTCCATCTCAGTTTAGACCTTCTGCCGCAAAGTGTTTGTATTCGATTTTCGAGGCAAAGAGAATTTACGATCCATGTGGTGGCTGGGGAGATAGATTGTCTGCGGCGATGAGTGTGGATGCAGACTTTTACTATTGTCGAGATGTAAACCCTTTAGTCTTTACTGGATACGCACTTCAGCAACAGACTTTTCTTACCAAAACAAATTTGTCTTTTGAGTACAGGGGCAGCGAGATTGATTGTCCTGAAGAAGATTATTTTGACTTTATTTTTACTTCTCCTCCTTATTACAAGATTGAAAAGTACCAAGGAGATATGCAGTCTCACACAAAGTTTAAAAAGTTTAACGACTGGATGACGGAGTTCTTGTATCCAATGGTTACTTTTGCGTGGGACTCGCTGCAGAAAAATGGAGTTCTCGCTCTCAATATTAGTGATTGCTATGCCAATCACGAATACAACAGAATCTGCCAACCGTTGATAGACTATTGTTTATCTTCATTAAGTAACTGCTCAATTCAAGGAGTAATTGGTTATGAGATAACTTCTAGGAAAAAAAACGGAGTCAACGCAGAGCCTATTTTATTTTTTACCAAAGGTAATAAAAAGATTAATTTTTCTGAAATGGCAAAGTTATCACAAATTCAAAAGAGTTTAGACTTATGAAACTAAGAGACTATCAGCAGCGGTCCATTGACCTGCTCTACGAGTGGTTAAGAAATAACCAAGGCAACCCGTGCTTAGTTCTGCCAACCGGCAGTGGTAAAAGCCACATCGTAGCAGAGCTGTGCAAAGATGCGCTGACCCAGTGGCCCGAAACAAGAGTTTTAATGCTCACTCATGTAAAAGAGTTGATTCAGCAGAACGCTAAGAAAATGCGTGAGCACTGGGCTGGCGCACCAATGGGGATATACAGCGCTGGGCTTAGACAGAAAAATCTATCAGAGCCAATAACTTTTGCTGGCATTCAGTCCATCCGTAAACGTGCGCCAGATATCGGGCACGTTGATCTTATTATCGTTGATGAGTGCCACCTGATCTCTCATAAAGAAGAAGGCGGCTACCGAGATCTGATCAAACAGCTGTTTGAAATCAATCCTTACCTGCGTGTGATCGGACTAACCGCCACGCCATTTAGACTTGGTCATGGCTATATAGATGAAGATGGAGCCTTATTCGATGACAGAATCGAGCCGGTGACTATTGAAGAGTTGGTCCACAAGGGTCACCTGTCTACCATGCACAGCAAAAGTACCGAGACACGTTTGAATGTTGACGGCGTTCACAAACGAGGCGGCGAGTACATCGAGTCAGAGCTGCAAGCAGCGGTGGATAATTACGAAACCAACCACCAAGTGATTCAAGAAGTGATGAGCAGGGCATTAGAGTGCAGGCACTGGCTGTTCTTTTGCACAGGTATCTCTCATGCCGAGAAAATTGCCCAGGGTTTAAATGATCAAGGCATCACGGCAGCGTGTGTTACTGGTAAAACGCCAGCGGGAGAACGTGCCGAAATGATTAGGCAATTCAAGGCTGGCGAGATCAGAGCACTGACTAACGCCAACGTGTTGACTACTGGCTTTGACTTTCCTGACATTGACCTAATCGTAATGCTTCGGCCTACGATGTCTCCTGCCCTTTATATGCAGATGGCTGGGCGTGGGCTTAGACCCAAGAGCCATGTTGACCATTGCATAGTATTAGACTTTGCCGGCAACATTTATACGCACGGCCCCATAGTGAGAGTACGACCACCACAAAAGTCAGGCAGCGGCACAGGCGAAGCTCCAGTTAAAGTGTGTGACGATTGTCATGAGATTGTTCACATCTCTGTGATGATCTGCCCAGCCTGTGGCCACGAATTTCCAGAAAGCGATAACAAGCCGCTTATGCAGCTGCGTGATG